GAGGGTGGAACATTTCCAATAGTAAGTGTTGATAGTGATATTCATAAGATTTTTCCATACGCTGGGTTCTTTAGATACCCAATGTCAAACGCCTGTCCTAATAAGGTTACATTAATGAAAGGATTTCAAGATATTACATCTGGTCAACATTATGCCGATTTTGGTAATAATAAGAATAGTTGGGGTAGGTGGCACAGAAAAAGGATGCCAATTGATATCGTTTTCACCCAAGTACACCATTTTAAATGGGACTCTACTGCTAAGGTTAGAATAAAAGAGGTTGCAGATACAAGGATTGATTATAGTTGGTTTTGGGAATATGAAAAACTCTATGAAGAGTTAGAAAAAAATAATTGGGTTGTTGATATCAATAAACCTGAATTTTTATTTCAGAAATTGAATAATTTTTCGTATATTGACTATCAGGACTACTCAAAATGGGACACATTAAGAGATAAAATTGTAACAATTTAGATAATGAGCAAAAAAACACCGGTTAGTGATACTTTTTGTATTTTACCATGGACACATTTAATGATACAACCAAATGGTAATATACAACCTTGTTGCATGACACCACATGATATGCCAATTGGTAACACTAAAGAAGATACATTAGAAGAAGTGTGGAATGGATTTGTTATGAAGAACATTCGTAAAAAAATGTTAAAGGGAGAAAAACCTATGCTTTGTAATAGATGTTACATGATGGAAGATAACGGTGCGGTTAGTCCTAGAGTTAACATGACTGAAAAGTTTGGTGCTGATGTTGATAAAATGATTGCAAACACAAATAGAGAAACTGGCCACAATAATGATTTTTCTTTAAAGTATTGGGACTTTAGATTCTCTAACATTTGTAATTTTAAATGCAGAATGTGTGGAACGTTTGCTAGTAGTAAATGGGCGGATGATGAAATGGCTATTCATGGTCAATCCAATAATGGGTTAATGAATTTTAGAAGTGAATCCAGAGAAGATATCATGAACTATGTGGATAAATTTATTGGTGATGTCCAAGAGATTTATTTTGCTGGCGGTGAACCACTGATCATGGATGAACATTATATTATTTTAGAAAAGTTAATTGCTGCAGGTAGAACAGATGTAATTTTAAGATATAATACAAATTTTAGTCACATACAATTTAAAAAATGGGATTTAAATAAACTATGGGAACCATTTATTAATTGTGCTAAAAATCCAAAAGGTAGAGTGCAATTATTTGCGTCGTTAGATGCTGTTGGACCTGTTGCAGAATTAGCTAGACATGGTACTGTTTGGGAAAACGTCTATAAAAATATTGAAACCGCACTCAAGTTGGGTGTTGAGGTTTTTGTTTCCCCAACAATTAGTATACTAAACGTCTTTCATGTTACTGACTTATTTGATACAATCGTTAAATTAGGAATCAAACCTTCATATATTATCTTCAATAATTTTTTAACAGATCCACAATGTTATGATATAAGAATCTTACCTGAAGATCTAAAAGAAGAATTAATGAATAAGCTAGAATCATATCACAAGAACTTACCAGAAGGCGCATACAAAAACGCTATTGGGTCAGCAATCGGTGCCTGGGTTCATTTTCTTTATTCTGAAATTAATATAGATTTATTACAATTACAAATTAGCAGAAGAGAACTACTAAGAGTTACAACAATATTAGATGTTAGAAGAAATGAAAATTTCTTAGATGTTAATCCGCAATATAAAGATTGGTTTAAAGAGGTTAGAGCAACGGTTAAAAACTATGAGACTGAAGAATTTTTCTTTAGAGATAGAAGTTTACCTGACCCACCTAATGAAATACCTAAAACAATCGAAAACTAAAATTTATGTTAGATAAAAAAGATTTTGTTTGTTTACAACCATTTGAGTTCACCGAATTCTTTGATTACAAAACATATATGTGCTGTCCTAATTGGTTACCAGTTGATTTGGGTGATCCAATTGATATTAAAAACACCTGGGTTTCTGATCTAGCAAATAAGGTTAGAGAAAGTATGATAGATGGTAGTTACAAATATTGTATTGAAGCTAGATGTCCTAAATTAACGGGGTTAAAAGAAGGTAAAAGCGAAGGCTTTATGCCAAAGGAAGAGTTCTTAAGAAAAATCGATCAGTTTAAAGATCCGGTACCCAAAAGTGTTAAATTTAATTTTGATCAAAGCTGTAATCTACAGTGCCCTAGTTGTCGTTTAGAAAAAATAAATTATGTTGGGGAAGAAAGAACAAGAACGGAATTGATATTACAAAGTATTGAAGAACAATTGTCTGAGGGTCTTGAGCATATAGAATGTACCGGATCAGGTGATCCATTTTTTTCTAGAACATTTAAGAAGTGGTTAATGACATTTAAGCCCAGTATGTACCCTAATTTAAAAAGTATACACTTACATACCAACGGTACTCTTTGGAACGAATCTAACTGGTCTAAAATGACAAATGTGCATAGATTTATTAAGTCTGCTGAGATATCTGTTGATGCAGCAACAAAAGACACGTATGAAAATTATACAAGGTTAGGTGGCAAATGGGAAGACATCCAAAACAATCTTAGGTTTATTGCAACATTACCCAATCTAGAATATGTTACCATGTCTTTTGTTGTTCAAAATTCAAATTATAAAGAAATGGAAATGTTCTATAAGATGTCAGAAGAAATATTTGATGACACACATATCAATTGGCAGATATTTTTTAATAGAGTTGTTAACTGGGGAACATTTAAAAGTGATGAATTTAAAATTGTTGATGTTGGTAATCCAGAACATCCAAACTACAAAGAGATGATTGAAATATACCATAGACTACCTGTTTCTAATAATATTAGACATAATTTAACAATAGAGTAATGATTGAATGTAAAAATTTAACAAATGGATTTAGAATCGCCACCTCTGGAGGTTATTTTGCGTGTTGTCACACGTTTAATAACCCATTTAAAGATGAAAATGGTGATGAGATGGTAGCTAGCACACATTCAATTGAAGAAGGGTTAAAAAGCCCAACTAGAATGAAAATGTTAGATGATTTTAAAAATGATATTAGGCATCCGGCTTGTGTTGTTTGTTGGTCAGCAGAAGACGCTGGATTTGTTAGTAAAAGACAAAGAGATAATGAGACATATGAAAGAATTCTTGAATTTTACCCAGAAAGAAAAGATTCTGATTTATTTTTTTTAGAATTAAATCTTGGTAACACATGTAATCTCGCATGTAGAATATGTCATATATCTGCATCATCAAAATGGAAAGAATTTCATCATGTAACAGAAACCGATGTGACTGAAGAAAGATTAGACTTTTATGTAGATAAATATTCAAAAGCATTTAGAGACAATAGTATTGTTTGGGCCGAATTAATGAGTATACTTCCTGAAGTTAGAAGTTTAGACATATATGGTGGTGAACCAATGTTGATGAAAAAGCAATGGGAGATTTTAGAAATGTCCGTTAAGTTGGGGTATTCTAAAAAACAACAAATGAGTTTTAACACAAACGGCACAATTATAAATGAGAAGTATATTGATATTTTAAGTTCATTTGCGCAGTGTAGAATTGGGTTTAGTATTGATGGTGTTGGTAAAAGATTCAACTATTTAAGACATTTTGGTAAATGGGATGTGGTTAGTGAAAATATTAATATCTGGCAAAATAAAGTTAAATTAATTCCAGACCATAAAATAATCTTTGAGGTATGTTGTACTATATCAATGCTAAATGTTCTTCATGTTTTTGAGATGGTTGATTTTGTTATTGAGAATCATTTAAAATTAATGATAGCTTTTGTTTACAACCCTAGACACTTACACATTGGATATATGCCAGAGAAGTGTAAAAAACTCATTTTAGAAAAACTTGAAGCCGAATATGATCTTAGGATTGCACAAATTAATGATGATACAACAATAGATGATTCTGAAAAACAATATAGATGGGATGTAATGAGGCAAGCACATAAAGTTATAAACACATTAAAATTACCTGTTGAGGGTACACAAGGTGATTGGCAAGAATTTAAGAGACAAACATTAGCATTAGACATTTTAAGGAATGAATCTTTTGCTGATACATTTGCGGATTTAGAAGAAATATATAATATTACAAAAACAACAAAATTAATATAAGATGTCAGAAAGACTATTAAAATTCAAAGAAGAAAAATTAGATTCAGTTAGCTGTAGCTTCTGTCCTGCCAAGTGGTATAACGCAACTATCGATTTAGGTAGTGGTTATAGTAGGTCATGTTTCCTACCATTACCTCACCCAATTGATTTAGAAGAGATTAAAACAAACCCATCGGCATTACATAATACTTCACATAAAAAGAAAATGAGAAGAATGATGTTATCAGGTATTAGACCAGCTGAATGTTCTTATTGTTGGAAGGTAGAAGATATTGGTAGAAATAACATATCAGATAGAGTATATAGAAGCATGGAATATAAACATGAAGATATTGACATGTTAAAAGATCTACCATGGGATGCTGACGTTAATTTAAGAACTGTTGAATTATCATTTGATAGAAGTTGTAATTTTGCTTGTTCATATTGTAATCCAAGTTATTCAACAACTTGGGGTAGAGATATTGACGAACATGGTCCATATCAAAAGTTTAAAACATTAACTGCCGGCGCATATCAACAAAATGGTTCATGGGCAGATCCTGAAAATAAATTTATTGGTGATAACCCATACGTTACGGCATTCCTAGAATGGTGGCCAGACTTATCAAAAGATTTACAAACATTAAGAATCACTGGTGGGGAACCATCAACGAGTCATAACTTTTGGAAATTCTTAGATAAAATTAAAGATCAATCATATCCTAAGTTGAATCTATCAATAAATTCTAATTTAGGTGTTAAAGATGAATTGATCGATAAATTAATTAGAACAACACACGAATTAGATATTCAATCATATGATATCTATACAAGTTGTGAATCATATGGTGATCATGCTGAATATCTTAGAGATGGTTTGATTTATCCAAAATGGAGAGGTAATGTTGTTAGAATGATTGAAGAAGCGAACATTAGACAAATTGTAATCATGATGACTGTGACTGGTTTATCATTAATGTCTATTACTGAGTTCATGGATGATATGTTGGAGTTAAAAAAAAAGTATGGCCCTAATAAACCAACAATGGATCTTAACTTCTTAAGATGGCCAGGATTTATGTCACCATTAAATTTGCCAGATAATATTAAGATTGAAGCTAAAAATAAAATTCAAGTTTGGTTAGATAAGAACAGAGATTCTGGTTTATTATTAGAACATGAGATAACACAAACTCAAAGAGTAATTGATTACATTGATGTTGTTGATCAAGGACACGCTAGAGCTGAGTTCGATAAAGATAAACACTTCCATGACTTCAAAAGTTTTTATGTACAATATGATATTAGAAGAAATAAAGACTTTAGAAAAACATTTCCAATGTTAGTTGATTGGTATGATTCTATTCAAATAGACAACTATATACCAGATGTTAAATTGTCTGGTGGTGGTATGGAAGGTTGGGAGCTTGGTGAATATAAACCAGACATTATGGCTAGAAATAATGCCAGACAAAAAAATGAATTAAATTAAATGGAAAAAAATTATAACGAAGAAACCTTTTGTGTTGCTCCATGGATTGCTTCACATTTAAGTACATTTGGAAATGTTGTTCCTTGTTGTTTATATAAACAAGAACGAGTTTTCGGAGAACTTAAACAAGGTGTTCCATTAAATGAAATGTATAATTCTGATGTTGCAAAGGATATTAGAAAAAGATTGTGGAATGGTGAGAAGATAAATGAGTGTCAAATTTGCTGGTATAGAGAAGAGGTTTCAAAAGGGAAGAGCCAAGTTGATAGTTACAGATTTAATTTAAACAAACAGTTTGAAGATGAAATAGAAAACATTGTGGAGAACACAAATGAAGATTTTTCATTAAAAATTATACAATTTAAACACTTAGATCTACGTTTTGATAATAAATGTAATTTAAAATGTAGGATTTGTAATCCCGGTTTTTCATCATCATTATATAAAGAGTATAAAGCGTTAGGCTTCAATAATTTTAAAGATTATGGTCAACCATATAGTATGTCGGTTGATGATGATGAGTTTAATTTTATTTTAAGCCAATTAAAGCATGTTAAGTCATTATTTTTTGCTGGTGGCGAACCATTAACACAAGATAAACATTATCAAATATTACAATACTGCATAGACAATGACTATGCTAAAAATATAACAGTATGGGTTACAACCAATTTCACAAAACTATATTATAAAGATTACAATATAATAGAGATGTGGAAGAAGTTTAAAGCCGTTGAGATAACAGCGAGTATAGATGGTTTTGAAGAGAGAGGCCAATATCTTAGAAGTGGATCAAAATGGTCTGAAATAGTTGAGAATAGAAAAACACTTTTGAGAGAACTACCAGATACTTTTTTTGGAATTGTACCAACAATTAACATAATGAATAGCTATACCATAATTGATTTATATAAAAATTGGATAGAAAATGGCTACTTACTTCCTGGTAAAATTCATATTAACTTATTGACACATCCAGAACACCTTCAGATAAAAATGCTACCTGAAAGACATAAAGAGGTTCTTAGAATATTGTATAATAACCTTATAATTTGGATAAAAAATAACATAGCGGATAACAGTGAAGCACAACGAGATATCGGACAATTTGAATTTGTAATAGACTTGTTAAATCAAGAAAGAGATGAAGAAATGTTCCAAAAGTTTTTAAAAATGACAGACATGGTTGACACATTCAGAGGTGATGATTTCTTTTCTGTGTTTACTGAGTTTAGAGATTTTATTGATCCAAATGTTATCATTGAATTACCAAAAGATGATAATTTAAAATTATTGTAATGAATACCATCTCAGAGAAATTTTGCTATTTACCCTTTGGTTCAATTTATGTTGGGGCATCTGGCACACTATCACCTTGTTGTGTAGCTTCTCCATTTAAAGAGAATATCCATTTCAAGGATTTCAATTCTGTTGATGAAGCAATTAATAGTGAACCATATAAACGTATTAGAAAAGAGATGTTATCTAATATTGCGCCATCTGAATGTGCGGAATGTTTTGTTTATAAAAATAGACACAAAGAGCATAGTAACATTGAGTTTAGAGAAGAAATAGCGGACCCATCACTATATAATGAAGACTATAGTGTAAACAAAATTGTTTACACAGATTTGAGACTTTCTAATCATTGTAACTTTAAATGTAGAATGTGTTTTCATGGGTCATCATCAACCTGGTTTGAGTATTGGGGTTATGTTCAAAATCAACCAGAATATGATACCATCAATACCAAGTACTTAACAGCGGGTGACGACGCTCTTGATAAGTTTTCAGAAGAAAATATTGATTCTATTCGTAAAGTTTATTTAGCTGGTGGTGAACCATTTATAACACCAACAACATTTACGTTGTTAGATAGATTCAGTGATGAACAGGCTAAAAAGGTTTATATATTAATCAATACAAACTTATCCACACTAACATACAAAGGTATTGACATACTTGATAAACTTAAACGTTTTAAAACTGTAGATATTTCTTGTTCATGTGATGGGTATGGTAAAATTGGTGAATATCAAAGACCAGGATTTAATTCTGAAAAATTCTTTAAAAATCTGGAAACGCTAATTAAGTTTAAAGAAACCAACGACAATTTCAAAGTTTCTATTGATTATACTATTTCAACAATAAACATGTACCATTCTTTTGATTTCATAAAGTTTGTTGAAGAAAATTACCTCCATTCAGATCACATTAGGTTTCATACTGTGACTCAACCTTTTTATTTTGCACCTGGAATTTGTAAGGGTGGTATGAAACAAGCGTTAATAGAACTTTATGAAAACAACATAAACAATTTAACATCACTTTGTAGATATACGTTGATTGAATTTGTTAAATATTTAAGAAACACTGAGGATGAGGAAGTTTATAGCCACCTATTAGATAAGAAGAAATATGTTACTATTTCACTACCGGAAACCTTAAGGAGATTTGATGAAATTAATAAAACCGATTATAAGGAAATATGCCCATGGTTAGGTGATATTTTTATTGATTAAAAATTGACTTTTCAACTTGTTTTAGGTATATTATCATTATGATATACTGGTTAACAGGACAACCCGGAGCAGGTAAAACAACCCTTGCAAAATACTTGGTGGAATACTTTCCAAAAGATGAGGTTACTCATATCGATGGGGATGATCTAAGAGACATCTTTAAGAATAAAGACTATTCCATTACAGGAAGAAGACTAAACATCCAGAGAGCACAATACATTGCGCAATTCATGCATAGTAAAGGACACAATGTTATTGTATCCCTAGTTTCACCGTATAGAGATCAAAGAGAGGCATTTAAGTTCGGCACATCGGTTGTTGAGATTTATGTTCACACTACAGAAGATAGAGGTAGGAATCAATTCCATGTTGAGGAATATGAACCACCATTAGAAAATTTTATAGATATAGACACAACAATAAAAAACGAAACAGATTCATATTATGAACTGTTAAAAAAATTATCATTATGAGTAAAAAATACGCAATGTATGTGGGGCGTTGGCAAAATTGGCATAAGGGCCATGAATGGCTTATTAACCAACAATTAGATAAGGGAAAAGATGTATGGGTTGCAATCAGGAATGTCCCCACGGACGAAAATAATCCCAAAACCGCACAGCAAGTCATGATGGACTTGAGTGAAGAACCTTTCTTTAAAGAAAATTCACACAAGATTCAAATATCCATTATTCCTGATATTGATTCCATAAATTATGGTAGAGGTGTTGGATATGATGTGATATATCATGAACCTCCTGCGGATGTTGCGGTTATTAGTGGAACGGCCATTAGAACCGGACATATGACACCCGATGGTACAATAACATATGACCAAACTAAAGGATAATGATAGTAGAACGTAAGAGACACATAGCTAAAACCGTTTCATACCGAATTGTAAGTACCTTAATTGGATTCTTATTAATGTGGATGATTAGTGGGTCGATTAAAGTTGGTGCGGCTTTTGGTGTAGCAGAATTGATTTACAAGCCCATACAGTATTATCTACATGAAAGAATATGGTATAGATGGATCAAGTATGGTCTTAAAAAATAGTAAAACGCTATGATTAACACATATCAAAATTTATTATCTGAAGAAGATTTGTTTTTCTTGAACTCGATATGTTTAAATTTTGTGGAAACACAAGTACCATATAAAAATAATAACTATGTTAGAAAAAGTTTAAACGTAAAAGAAGAATTATTAGAATACCAAGAAAGGTGTTCAAAATATTTACCAGATGGGTATAAATTAAGTGGGTTATGGATTAATAAGGTAACCGAAGAAACAAATATTAATGATGATTTTCATAACGATGAGGCGGACTTAACTATCATTACCTACATTAATGAAGATTTTGAGGGTGGGGAATTTGAGTATTTTTTAAAAGATAAAGAAATAAAAATAACACCTCAAATAAATCATACAATTATGTTAAATAAAAAAACAAAACACCGAGTTTTAAATGTAATTAGTGGATGTAGATTTAGTTTAATTTCATTTTATACAACAATAAAAAAAGAAGAAAAAACACTAATATGATTGATAATATAGAAATATTTGAAAACTTTCTATCACCTGAAGAATGTAATATTATTTTAAATAAATGTAAGAGTGAATTAACATTAGAAACTGCTAAAGTGTATAATAATAAAAATAATAAAAATGGTGAAAATACACGTAGAAAATCGTCTATTGCTTGGATATCTGATTTAGGATTTTTAAATGAAAGATTAACAAGTAAATTAAGAGAGGCATTCAATATAAACGGAATGGAAGTTACTGGTTTAGGTGATTATCAATTTACTGAGTATAAAGAAAGTGAGTACTTTGATTGGCATGTAGATAGTACTGATTTGTTATATAGAGATAGATTCGCATCTATAGTAATTCAGCTAAATGCTAACTACACCGGCGGTATATTGGAAATTAAAAACAGTAAAGGTGAAGTTGTACCAATAGAGAATAGAATTGGAACATTATATGTTTTTAATTCAAGATTACTTCATAGAGTAGTACCTGTGGTTGAGGGTGTACGTTATTCGTTAGTTAATTGGATATCATTGGTTAAAACCGATTTTAAAAAACAAAATTTAATATGATAAACGGGTACCACATATTTGATGATATAATTCCAGAATTAAATCAAAATAAATTAGAAGAATATGTTAAGTTTTCAAATTTAAAATGGAATTATCAACACAACATTACGGGCCTATATGGTGGAACGGATTCATTAGAATTACCTGCAAATGTTTTAAAGGGCATTGATATTACAGACACTACAATTCTTAATATAATAAATTCAATAAAGTTAAATTTACTAAATAAACTTAATTTGGAATTTGAAAAGGATTATCGATATAAAATAAATTGGACCACCCCCATAGGAAAAAAATATGATTTTAAAAATTTAATACATATTGATATGGATGTGGCCCATATTGCTATTGTTTATTATATAAACGATACCGATGGCAACACTATTTTTTTAAATAATAAAAATGGAAATTCTTCAGAATCCCATCAAAATAATTTTAAAGGTGTCAATTTGGATGATTTTGAAATTGTAAATAGAATACCACCCAAAAAAGGTAGGGCGGTTATATTTGATGGTAACATTTATCACTATGGTGAATACCCAACTATAACCGATAGATTTATAATTAATTTTGATTTAGTTGGTAAAAATAAGAACAAAAATAAATTAATATAATATGGAAAAGATATTTTTTGATGACACAACATACATTTGGAAAACCAAATTAAATTATATAGGTGATAAATCATCTTTTTTAAAAGAAGCATACTCTCTTATAGAATCCCAACCTAAAGTTAAATCAGATGGATTTGGATATAAAAGAGAATGGAACGAACATTTAAATTTTATTGGTAATGTTAAGGTTGAAACAAAATTAGATGAAATTTTTAAAATCGGTATTAATAAATGTAAAGAAATTTATAATGAAAAAAATATAAATTACAATAAAATCAATACAGACTCTTGGGTTAATGTTGTTCGATCAAAAAATCCAGTACAAGACAATTTTCACAATGGTAAAAAATATCATATACATACCGAAATTAATAAAGGAAACAAACAATTTATTCCACACTATACATATGTTTATTATATTCAAATGCCAGATGTAATGAATGGTGATGATGGTGTATTGTGTTTTTTAGGTGAAAATAAGAAAGAATATTTCATCAAACCAGAAGAAGACGATTTAATTATTATGGAGGCACATATCCCACACTCTCCAAATAGTGCACCAAACTCCACATTAGATAGAATAGTTATGGCTGGAAACGTTGGTTTTGATTTTATTAAAAAAGAAAAAACAATATTATAATGCTAGTAGAAAATAAATTTTTATTTGTAAATCTACCAAGATGTGCTTCAACCTCTTTTCATATATCATGTTTAAGAAGTGGATTTAAAATTGAACATTATGGCCAATCATTTGTAGACAATTATCATACACCAATTAATTTAACACTTAGTAACGAAGAGCTAGCAGACAACATGGTTCATCTTCATGAAAGATTAGATGTGTTACTTTCAAAATTTGGGAATGAATATGATATTATATCCATAAAAAGAGATAAGTACGAAAGATTCTTATCATTGTGGAAGCATATAATCGATATAGCGCACATGGAAGGTAATATCGAATTATATAATATATTTAAAAAACTAGAGTTAGAAGATATTTTATTTTATAATTATTCAGATTTAATATCGAATGAGGAGTCTGTAATATCTGAATTTGTGAGAAGAAATAAAATTGAAAAACATATGACAGACATTCTTTATACTATGTTAATTATTTTAGTTAGACATGTCTCATTTTGGCATAATAATAATCCCAAAATAAAATGGTTTGAATTTGGGGAGTTTACAGAATTAGAAGAATGGGTTTCTAATAAAACAGGTAAACCATTTAAAATGGGGAAATCAAATGGAAGTCAACATTTTGATTGTAAATTAAAAATGAATAGTGATTTCATAAAAAGATATAATAATATTTATGATTATTATGATTTTCAAAAAAATGTTAAGACACTAATATAATATGATTAACACCCCTAATATCGATTATAAAGAAATATTTGAAGCCTGGAAAATTTCACTCAAACCAACACTAAAACAAGAGGAATTGGCTAAACTTAGGCTTGAAGTTTGTTTGGGGTGTAATTATAGAAAAGAAGTGGTTAAGGGGTTAAAATGGAGCGCTCTCTGTGGAAAATGTGGGTGCCCCTTAAATAAAAAAGTGTTTTCCCCAAATTATAATTCCTGCCCAGAAAAATTATGGGTCAATATCGATTCTAATTATTTAGAACCTCTTAAACCCAAAAATAAAAACACTTTAATATAAATAGTATATAACTATATATGTATATACAAATTTTAAAATGGTGATTAGTTATATTTATATAATAAGAAATAAAAAATAAGATTTTATGAAAGCAACAATAATTGGTAGTGATTTTTTACAAAAAGATGGTTCGGTCAAATTTTTGGAAATAAATACAAACACCACAATCTATAATGAGGGTGCGGATTTGTTAGAATATGACACGTTATTTAATATGTTAAATGTTAATAATATTACAGAATTTCATTATATATGGACGGAAAATGATGCATATAGCCCATTAAATCAGGCACACAGATTTGCACAGATATTAAAAACAAAATGTGAGGAAAATAATATATCATATACTGATCATATTGTACCAATGAATTCGGTAACAGTACCTTTTATTGAAGACGCTAATAATAAATTTATCTTAAGACAGTCCTTTGATACTACCGCATTGGTAGATGAAACATATTGTGCTGATAAATTTGAATTTTTTAATTTAATGAAAGATTCACAATATATCCCCAAAACACATTACACATCGGATACATTAAATTTAAATACTTTGGATGAGGTGAATTATACTGATACTGAAAACCCAAACGTATTAATAAAATATCGTTATCCACAATATGATAAATCATTATACCCGGCCCTATATGCAGTTTCTAATAATACCGAATTATCTGATACAATAAATTCTGCTGAAAGTAATTTTTTAGTTCAAGAATTTATATTTTCAGAAGAAAATTTGGTGGAGGGTAGATATTCGATTATAAGAGGGATTGATATCATATATGGGCCTAATTTAGATGTTATTAATATGGGTGGCTATAGTCAATCCACGATAATACCGGTTTTATTTGCAACTACAGAACTTATTCCCAATACAAAAAAATTAAACCAAAAAAGTAGATACAAATATATTACAAAAGATGTCGGTGGATCAAAAGGAAAAGATTATCATACCGACGATGATTCAAATATTTTAAACTATGATGGTTCATTAACAAATGTTAGCACAATACAATTGGGTGATTATGTTCGTTCTATTAATTTTGTGGATTCAAATGAAAATGAAGCGAAATCTTTTACTAATGAAATTTTAACATACGGTTGGGATAGTACATTGCAGCAATCAAATGACACATTAGTACCATTACAATCTGAATTAGTGGGTATGATATCATCATCAGTTGAAATGGTAATGATAAAAATAACATTAGAAGATGGTAGAACTTGGTCAGATACTCCTGCGTGTGTATATTATATTGAAGAAAAAGATTCAACTGCAACTAGGTTTGAAAAGGTAAATAGTCTATATGTTGGTGATAAATTAGTTATAACCGATTCAAATACTAGTCAATTAACAACCATAACAATTACGGGATTAGAAATGATATATGAAACCAAAACAATTTACACATTAGATTTTGCACCTTCTGATTTATTCTTAGTTGATATTGGCGATTTTGAGTTTAGTGTAATGCACAATGGATGTTGGTGTAGTTGGAGTTATTGTGGTAACTGGTGTTACGCAGGTTGGTGCCCAACGTGTCAATATGGTGGTTTTCAAAAATTTCAACCTTAATAATTTTAATAAAAAATATAAAATAAAAATATATAATGGCAAAGACCCCAAAAATAAGAGAAGAGAGACCATCAACTGTTATCAAGTTAATAATTAGTCCAATATCTACAGATGTAAAGACAAAAATATCAACAGCGTTTCAAGCAGTTGTTACCGCTATAAAAGATAAACACTTATCATAAGTTAAAAAGACGAATGTTTGTTCATCCATTTATATATGATAAATCATTCAATCAATAATAACGTATTTACACAAACCGAATGTCTTGATATAATTGATTTTTGTATTCAACACGGTGAACCTTTTTCATATTGTCCGAATGAATTTTGGGATTGTAGACGAATGTATGATGAAGGATTTAAGGAAAAAATAATTACTTCATTAATGAATAATTATAAAACCGGTAATTTTAATTTATGGTTTGATTTTGGTAATTTTAATCTAAAGAATTTTCTCATTAGTTTAACATCTTATTACGACGGTAGATACCTAAATTTACACAAAGATATTGATAGTGAGTTAACGTCGGTAATTGTATTATCAAATGGATTTGAAGGTGGTCAATTCGCATTAAGTGATAGTGGCTCGCCAGATATTCATTTTAATAAAATGGACGGCATTACAACTTATGATTTAAAAATTGGTGATATGATTTCTTTTAATGGATTTAAAACCTATCATGGAGTTTTACCGGTCACAAATGGTACACGATATGCATTAAATATTTGGATGGATAATACCAATTCTAGCCGACCAAAACGTAAAGTTGAAAAAACATTGCTATGAGTATTTTAATTGTTGCGTTACCTAGAACTGGTTCAACTTCATTATTATATAAATTAGCAAAAGAAAAAGGATTTACTCCGATATTTGAACCGTTTGATAATAGCGGTAGATTTAAATATAATGGTGAAAAAAATATTGTTCTTAAAACGATCATATGTCATCACTCAAATAATTTTGAATTAAGTAAAGAATTCGATGAGGTAATATTATTATCTAGAAAAAACATATTACAATGTGTAGAATCCCACGCATATCAAACCTACTTCTCAAAAAATAAAAATTACAATTCAAATCATCAATATTATTACGAAGAGGTTCCACCTAAGTTATTTGATTTATGTTATAATGATGTAATAAAATGGAATAAGGATTTGAATGAATTATCATATAAACTTAACACTCCAATTACTTATTATGAAGACATATATGATGTCAATAGTGATAAAAGATTACGAAAAGGGAATAAAACTGAATTTAATAAAAAACTAATTTAATTATTGTGAATTGTATAACACCATATGATTTTTTAAAAAATTGTGTAATGACTAGAATTAAACCAAGTGGGGTACATGGTGTTGGTGTTTTTGCAATTAGAGATATTAAAAAGGGTGAAACCGTTTTTGAATTTTGGCAAGGAAAAACGGGCATATATGAAATTTCTAAAGCTGAGTTTGATACCTTTTCAGAGGAATTACAAGATTTTATAAGAGCAATGCGTGGCCACCCGTATAAAGTTAAACTTACAAATGGGTGTGTATATGGTTGTACAAATCATTATATTAATACAAATTTTGAAAACGGAACGGTTGATTGTTTCACATTTAAAGCATTAGCCGATATTCCATTAAATGAGGAGTTGTTTAGTAATTATGGGAATAACCATAGACATGAATATAAATTAATATAAAATGATTATTACAATACTATGTGAACCTAGAAGTGGATCTACAAATTTGGCCAATTGGTTTTTTATAAGAAAGGATTTCACGGTATTATATGAACCGTATAATATTAAGTCAGAATGGTATAAAAACAAAATACCAGCTCAAAACTGGGAATTTACAACTGAACATCTATTAATAAAGGAAATTTATTCAAAAGAAATAAATTATACTGATTTATTAGACATATCAGACAAAATCATTATTCTTTATAGAGAAAATGAATATGAACAATCGCTATCCTGGGAAAATGCTGTTGCAACAAATAACTGGGATAGGCCGTGGGTTTATGAAGAAAACTCGGAAAAAAAACAAACCGTAGGGTTGGATTATTTTTATGATATAAAAGAAGGTATTAAAGAAAATTATATTAATAAGAATTATTTCACAATATCATACGAAGAATTATATTATAATAACGGGTTTCAAAGGGTTGTGGATTACCTTAATATTGATGGTGTTGAGAACGTTGGGTTCCCATATGGCCAGAAATATAGAATTAATATTGACAAACCCAGGTCTTTAATTTAAATCCTATTATAAAACCAATATTTTAATTACCATAATCAAAGGACAAACTATTTATCTATGTATAATACACATTTAGATGAATATATTTGATCCTCACATATCGGGCTCCCTATCAGTATCTGGTTCGGGACAAATTTCGGGAGACTTAAGGGTACTGGGTACCATTTCTGGCTCTATTAAGGGAGACGGGTCTCAACTCTTTAATATACCCTCTAGCGGTGTTACAGGGCTCAATTTAACACGGATTGCTGATGGGGTTGCCACAGCATCCATTTCTTCAGCAAACGGCTTAAGAATTAATTCAAATACCGAAATTACTGGGGCATTAACGACGACAGGACAAATATCTGGTTCTTTCAAAGGTGATGGTACAAACCTATTTAATATCCCTGCGAGTGGCGTTACTGGCCTTAATTTAACACGGATTGCTGATGGAAGTGCCACAGCATCAATATCATCAGCAAACGGTTTAAGGGTTAATTCAAATACTGAAATCACGGGCGCATTAAAAATTAATAAAGTTAACTTAGGTAGTAACAACATTGTTGATATGACCCTAACAGATGGAGGTGGAAAATATTTCATCAACGGAGTTAAAAACCCAAGATTATCCTTTATTAGGGGATTCAAGTATAGATTTTATTATAATAACAACAATACTCACCCATTACTTTTCTCTTTAACTAACGACGGGGAACACAATGCAGGTACAATATATACTACCGGTGTAACAACTAATGCTGATCCTTTTTATGTTGAAGTTGAGGTTACCGATGCTACTGCTGCAACACTCTATTATTGGTGCGACCATCACGTTGGGATGGGTAATGCTATAACAGTATATTCGGATTTTCTACATGGTCAATCTAGTATTGGTCTCATTAACGTAGATACAACTGCACTTGCCACAACCGGGTCAAATAACTTTACAAATATTCAAAGAACAAGTGGGTCCTTAGTGGTGACCGGTTCCGTTGATATCACAGGTTCAATTACATTGAATGGTCAAGCAATTGGAACAGGAAAATTGGATGAAACAACATTTCAATCATATACAAGTTCAAACGATTCAACTAACACAACCCAAAACACTAGGTTAACATCGATTGAGTCTGCAACGAGTAGTTTAAATTCATTTACTAGTTCTATCGATAATACAATTAAAAATAAACTTAATACGGAAGCTGTTATAACTGGAAGCGTTCAAGTTTTAATAACAGGAACAACAGGATATTCAACATTTAGTTCAAGTGTGTCTACAAGTATAGGTTCATTATCCGGTTCAGTTGCCACCACAACAAGTGGTTTATCATCTAGTATTGATTCTTTGAGTTCTAGTGTTGCAACAACAACAAGTGGGTTGAGTTCTAGTATTGGTTCTTTATCTAGTTCAGTTGCAACAACAACAAGTGGGTTGAGTTCTAGTATTGGTTCTTTATCTAGTTCAGTTGCAACAACAACTCTTAATACAAAAAATCGGGTTGATTCAATTGAAATAAGTACTGGTTCATTGAATTCGTTTACTAGTTCTATTAATACAACAATAAAATCTAAATTAGATAGTGAATCGGTAATATCTGGTTCGATACAAGTAAATATAACGGGTACAACAGGTTATTCAACATTCAGCTCAAGTATATCTACAAGTATAGGTGCATTAAGTTCATCAGTTGCAACAACAACTAGTGGGTTGTCGTCTAGTATTGCAACAACAACTAGTGGATTGAGTTCTAGTATTGGTTCTTTATCTAGTTCAGTTGCAACCACAACTAGTGGATTAAGTTCAAGTATTGGAAGTTTATCTTCTTCTTTTAGTTCCACTAATGATACTCAGAATGGTAGATTAACAAGTATTGAAACATCAACAAGTAGTTTAAATTCATATACAAGTAGTAATATTACTAACATAAATGCAATTCATACTTCAACAGGTAGTTTAAATACATTTAGTTCATCAATATTAGGTAGTATTGAACTTACTGGTTCTAATTTAACAGTTAAAGGAAATTTACTTGTTAAAGGAACAACAACACAAATCGATTCAACAACCGTAAACATTGGTGATAACATCATTCAATTAAATGGAACTGGTGCAACCAATGCGGGTATTGTTGTTAGAGATGCAACAGCGCCAAATACTATTTCAGGATCGTTGTTATGGGACACAACAAATGATTATTGGAAGGCTGGAATTGTAGGAAGTGAAGAAAAAATAATTCTTAATACGGAATACTCAACGTTCTCAACATCAATAGATTCTAGAGCAAATAGTCTACAAACATCAACAAGTTCTTTAAACACATATACCAGTTCTAATAATACTAACATAAGTGCTATTCATACATCAACCGGTAGTTTAAATACATTTACGTCTAGTGCCAATACTAAATTTGGTGTTATTGAAACCTCCACATCAAGTTTAAATACATTTACTTCTTCGTTATTAACGGCAATAGAATTAACAGGTTCTAATCTTACAGTTAGAGGTAACTTTTTAGTTAAAGGTACAACAACAAACGTAAATACATCAACACTTGATGTTGATAATAATTTAATTAACTTAAATGGTAACGGTGCATCATTTGCGGGTATACGGGTTAAAGATACAACAGTTCCAAATTTAATATCGGGATCATTATTATTGGATTCTGCAAATGACTATTGGATTGCTGGTCAATTAGGTTCAGAACAAAGATTAGTAAGAGAAACGGAATTTAACAATGCCGTTACAAGA